ACTACGACATCTTTCATCTAATAATTTTACTTTGATTTCCAGTGTTAGCGTACTTCGCGAAATTAACACTAATTTTCGATTCTTTTTTATCTGGTAAATATACATGTTTTTGATTTGCCATTATAGCCAACCCCGAACTGATAGACGCATCATGCTTCGTTCTATCGTTAATATCAAACTTTGCCCAGTCCTCAAGCGTCCTAATAAATGGCATCGTGCCTATCTCATCAGCAGGTCTATAAGTAGAGGTCATATCGAACCCAATGAACTTTTCGATGTAGGACTCAATTGCAGAGGCGTGGGCCTGCTTAACTTCTTCAGATGAGTTAGGTATACCACCCAGCTCTCGCTCTGTCTTACTGAGCTTATTCAGTACCCTATCGGGCCTGTTCAATGAGAACGCTCTGTAGCCCCTGTTCTTAAAGTGGTACAGTATACGTGCCTTGTTGTTCTCCGCAAGCACAGGCATGCCATAAAAGATACACGCCATCAGCACATCCTCAAAGAATATCTCCGCAGTCTGTGGCCTAGCAATGTACTCCAAGAAGAACTGGTTCGCAGGCGCATCGTCCATGTGGTACTTAGTCATACCATGCAACGATCCGTTAGATCCTCTCCCCCCTACTACGGCAGAGATGTCGTATGGGTCACAGCCAAATGATCCAAGGTGTTCATTCCCAGGGTACTTCATGCCGTTCCTTGTAATCACATTGTTCTGCATATTGGTAGGAGGGACCCAGCTAATTAAGAACCTGCCACGCTGGTCAGGTGTCCATATAACTTTAGTATCCTTCTCACCATCCTTCCAATGAAACCCACCACGTGTCACTAGCTGACCCTCAATCATAGAGTCGTTGTAGTCTATCTGGTGGTATATCTTAGTTAGGTTAAATATAGATGACTTACTCTCGTCCCTAAACGCATGGGACTCCGTGCGAGGGAACTGTCTATAGAACTCGTTAAGCGCATCGGCATCACTCTTCAATGAGTCCACCTCTGCCTCCCAGTAGTCTATAGCACCATTTTTAATCATCTGGTTGTCAACACCAAGTATAGGAGCAGCAGGCTTTCTAAGTACAGGCATGCCATACCTATCAATGAATCCCTCCATGTTCCACTCCATTGGTATAAATAGAGAGTATAGTCCACTCTTAGTCTGTCCATTAGCGTTTCTATTTAAAACATTTGAATCCTCGTATAGCTTCTTGTAGTTGTCTCCACCCTTGCTTAACGCATTAGATGTAGATCCCATCATACACTTGCCGATAATCTTACTACCTACCCTGAGACAGGTCTTAGTTACCCTCCAGTTGTTGAGGATATTGTTTGGCTTAGTCCACTTAGCACTCTCATCATGTGCCAGGAATAGTAGCTTCTCACCATCGTAAGAGTTCTCCTCAGTGTTCTTCCAGTCAATGGTAGTATCAAGGCCAAGCACATCATTGTCTCCGACAGTGGACATGTTCTTCTTAGTAATCTTTGATGCTGGTACCCGGTACGCAAGCTCAGTCTTAGGCTTGTCCATACCATCCATGATAGGTCTGAAGAAGAATGGTAGCCTGCTATTAATAGGTACCACCTTGTCAGTGAACATCTTCTTAGCATCAGCACCTGTCTTTGATAGTATACCAACACGAGAATCACGAGCAAGAGTGGCTATGTTAACGCACTCAGATGATGACATGAACGAGAATCCTGAGCGTCTAATCTTTAGGTAAATCATACCAAATGCTCTCATGTCTGCCTTGCATGCTTCCCAGAAGATAAAGAATATACGGTTAGCCTCACGGTAGTCTGCGTATCCTACGTCAATACTAGACCACTGCAAGTACATGTAGTGAGATCCTGTGATGTATGTTGGCTGACCATCATTCATGAACCACATCCCATCCTCACGCCTATTGAACTCATCCTCGATGTAGTCCACCCATCTGTCCTTAAACTCAGCAGGCATCTCGTTCCAATGGAAGATTGACTGTATCTTCAGCAACTCCTTTGGTAGGTCCTGTCTCTCCCAGTACTGCATAGTGGCAGCGTTGCTCCTACTATAGCACTCCTTAGGTGCCTTAGGCAGGGCAATGTATAGACCTGAGATATTTATAATCTCCCCTATCTCTCCGTTCCTAGATATAACGACCATGTCGTACTGCTCATTGTAGCCGTACATCCATGACCTTCCGCTGTTCTTTTTACTGAGAGCGTTCTGAGGTACGTAGTCCTTAACGATTCGATATAGACCTTCGCTCTGCAAATCCTTGTTTGGTTTCTGTTCTGTTAACTCCCTTATCCAACATCTCAAGAGCTTCACGCTCAGCCTCTATTCTATTGAGAATCTCAAACGCATCAAAGATGGCTAACTTCTTTGTAGCTGCGGCATTCTTTAACCTATCGGCAGACAATTCATCCTCATCATCATGCTTAATGATTGCCTCCTTAGCCACCATAATAAGCTGCTCTACAGCCTGGTGCCCTGCCTCAATAATCTTTAGCTTTATCTCTCTCATTACTTTCTTTTTAAGAATATAACCTGTATCAGACGAGAAGATTCACCTTCACCAAAGTTCTCGAATATGTTTCTGCTGTGTCTTACCTGTGAAGTAAAGCAGAGCATTCTATTGTATTTAGAGTACACCACACAAGATGGTTTATCATCTGAGTCGTACATAGTTGTCCCATCATTTTCTGGATGCTCCTTGCTAAGGTAGAGAATAACAGTCAAGTCACCCATCATTTCATCAGAGTGAATATAGTTTGGTTCCTCTTGACCGTAAGGAGACATGCGTACAAAGTTGTGTGCAATATCAAACTTACCCCCGAAGTACTCCATTACAACTTTAGAGAACTCATCATCTTCTCTTGGCTGAATATTCTTGAATGCCTTGTCCCCATCTGGAACATCAACAAACTTATTAGAATAAATTTCTTTAACGTATGAATCAGGATTTGATAGAATATCGTCCTTAACAAATAAGTAGTTCATAGCTTAATAGTTATCTGATGGTCATACATCCTATACAGCTTCTCTCCATCCACATCAAACTCATACTCGCTGTCAGGCTTGAAGCAAACCTTGTCACCTGCACTAATGCCTTGAGATATGAGGTAAGCATTTGGATACACCATTTCGCCCATGAGTGGCTCATCAGTGAATGGCTTCTTAATATACGAATCAATTACTGGTATTGGTTTAACAAAGCAGTATCTGTCATAGGTATACCATGTATCGCCCCTGCGGTATAGGTAGAACTGATCAGGCTCTATGAAGAACTTGTCGTCTCTAAAAAATGAGCGTCCACTCTTACGTCTTCCCCTCATGTCGTTGTAAAACTTGAAGGCGTTGTGGTGTACTAGTAGTATGTCACCTATCTGAATAGGACCATCGTATCCATAGGGCACCTCAATCACTTCAGCATATCTATTGGAGAACCTGTAGTCCTCCTCTGATGTGTTGACAATGAACTCAATGCCACCAATATCCTTGGTGTTGCTGTATCGCTCACCCTTCATAGGTGTTACGATAAAATCAAATGGGGACTGCATTAGTAGTTTATATTGTATTCAATAGCGACAGGCATAGTGTAGTTGAATTCCTTCCACATCACTACCTCCTGCTTATCGTTTATAATATAGATCCTAATTGATCCTGTATCGGTGACAAACTTAATGAGATGAATCTCATGGCTATCACCAAGGACCTTCTGCCCCACAATGTAATGCATTGAGCTGCCCTTATAGTCCGGGCCTACCGATATCTTTCTTATGTCCATTAGATTAAATTTAATTCAACTTACTACCAGACTACTCCGGCAGTATCTGTTCCTGTGATTCTGTATATGTTTCCTGCTACCAATCCACCTGCCTTTGCAGCTGTGTTGTTAGCGAAGACAGGCACACTTGGTAGAGGCATTGATAGAATGCTTCCGATAGTATAGTTCTTAGTGATGTTGCTATCCTGAGCATCAGTACCAATGAGCTTGTCTGCATAGGATACAACTGCGTCAGTTGTATATGAGCTTATCTTTGCCATGATTATTCAGCAGTTATAGGTTCAGGTGCAGGAGGCACTGGCGGCACATAGTCACCAGTTATGGTTAGGTTCAGCTGTGCTGCTACCCAGTCCCATGCATAGCTATCCACTTCCCATTGAGCATATGCTTCACCAGTCATGCTCAAGTTTCCTTGTGCCACTTGTTGAGATACATACCCCTCAGCTGTTTGAGAAAGTAGTTGATAATAGAATGTCGCACTTGTTCCTAGTGTAACATTTACAGCGTAAGCGTTTAAGATAGTTGCCTCTACTGTTTGTCCGTTGTCCCAGATTGAGACTGCTTCGATTGTTTTCATTTGTTTATTTTTTTAAAGGTTCTACAATTACTTTTCCATTTTCATCTGTCCAATCAGTATCAATCATGTGTTTATCTTTTCTCTCGCCTATAACCATCCAAGATATTTCATCAGTTGAATTTGTATTTTGACTTTCTATATAAATAACATTACCAACAACTTTACCTTTTACTAAATCCCATCCAGTTTCATTTGTCGTAAAACATTGTACATCTCTGCATAATACATCAAATGTCA